CCGCTGCATGATTCGCGGAACTGACCCGTTGAGAAGGTCTTACGGCTGTTCGGCACGAAGCCGAAATAACCAAGTACCGCGAGGACAGCACTTGTAGCACACGTGGGGACAATTATGTCATCCCCATACACCCAAAAATCCTTACCTGCCTTGTGAGGCAGAGCGAGGTTTTCGAGCGTACAACTGACCAGAGACGCAAAAATAAGCGTCTCTAGCTCGAAGGTGTACCCGTTCCCCATCGCAGAAAACTTCGACAGGAAGGCCTTTTTGCCAGAAGGCATTAGGCTCTTCGTAGTACGGAGCATGCGACAGAGCTCATACCAATCGCTTGGTAGTAGTGCCTTTACAACCTCGGTAGAGATTGTGTCACTAGCAGATGAGAGGTCAATCGTCGAGTAGCTGCCCGACCGAGACGCTTCACAGGCAACCCGCCTGTGAACGTCCTGGCCGTTATCCAAATCGATGCCCCACCTTTTGAGTTTCGAACGCATAGAAGCGCCGACACCCAGCTGGTAAAACACGTTAATGGAAGGCTGAATCTCGATAGATCGGTCCGTTTTGGCATCCTTCGGGACGGTTACAAACCGCCCGAAATCAACCTGACGAAGCCGCCCTCTTTTCTCTGGACGCCGAAGATACTCGCGTCCCCAAGCAGTATGTTTCCATAGCTCGAGGAGTAATGTAGCATTCGGTGTCACAGTCGGCACAGAAACCATTTTGTCGATCACCGTAGTGAGACGACCCCGGTCATCAACAGTCGCTCCAGGTCCAAAACGAGGATAAACCTCGTCAGGGACCCTACCGAGAACCATGCCGATCTTAGTTTTTACGTGTCGGAGGAAATCTCCGATACGCATCTCGTCTGGGCCGTCGTAAAAACGGTTGTTCAGACGGGAAAAGCGGGCATTGGTAGCCGCGCATAGACGCTCAGCCTCCCAGTATTTCAATTCAGCGTTGGAACGCTTGTTGAAAGTCGTGGGCAGACCTGCGTGTTTGCGGAGAAACTCGGTAGCTTGGGCATCGAGGTAATAAGCCTCCCAGTCCAAGTAATGCGAGGGGTCCACTTGTAGGGATACAAGTTGGTCCCACTCCCCTGCCTCCATGAGCATATAGCACATGAGGGATCGGGGTGTGTTGAGGGCGGAGAAATATCTTCTACCGCATTCTTGCGTTACGCGCACAGAATCACCTCGTGAGTTAAGCTGACGGGAAGCACACGGCGAATGGTTTATGAAGCCACCCACCTATGCCAGAAGTAGTTCACAACCCAACGGTTACGTCGGGGGAAACTTCTCCTTGAACACCGTCCTGATCTCCGTCTTGTTGATCAGGTTGAACAGCTGGCTCACGGCCTCGTTCACGACCGCATCCGGCGTCGAAACCGGAAAGGACATGTCCAGGCTGGCCGTCACACGGGAATTCACTGCCGACAACGAAGTTGTCGAATCAGTGAACACCTGAGGCATGGTGTACTTCAGGTTCAGCCATCTGGCTGTTCCTGCACCATTCAGGTGCCCGGAGATGGTCAGCTCGGGCTTGAACGAGTCCGCGGATCCCGCGGAGTCTGCACGCCATCGCGATGGCACGCCGTCCCCCGAAGAGGGATTCTTGGCCACGTAGATGATGTCGGTAGCCCCATCGTCTTTCTTGACGGTGATGTTGCTGATGGCTGACATATAGTCTTCCTGACGTTCAAACGTCTGCTTCTACGATTTGAGGAGTTGCAACAGGAGCGCACAATATGTGGCCCCACGAGCAACGCTTAAGTCCCGAAAGGGGTTGGTCAATTGAAGGCACCAAGGGGGCAAGCCAGCACTAGACAACGAACGGTCCATTTGAAAACCGAAGTTGCCTGTGTAGATAGCCCCGTAAGTGTAGTTCCCCGCATGACCGGTATAAGCGTAACGTTTCAGGTAACCATCCTGGAACAAACGCCATACCGAGGTGGACACCTCGCTTAACTCCCACCCAAGGGTGTCGGTATAAGAATCGATAAAAGACCCGATGTCCACGACTCTGTCGATTAGGAAGCTGAACGGGACAAGCTCCCACGCGACTCCAACTGGGTTGACTAAACCCAGCTGATCTGCCAGGCCTACGCTGGGACTAACCAGCTTGGCATAGCCCTGTAACCGGGTGATCACAGAGAATAAGGCAG